ACGTTACCAGGTATTCTGATTACTTCTCCAGATTTAAATGCAACTTTACCTTTAAATCCAAGTGCTAAGAAACCCACAACACCTAAACTTCGCATAGGCTCTGGTATAGAGTTTAAGAAACCGATAACATTTTTAACACCCTCGACCATAACTTTAGCTGGTAGTGTAAACAAGTCAGCAACTTTACCGACACCGATACCCATAGTGATAAATGATTTAATCATGGCCTCACTTGCACTTCTTGCAAAAGTTTCAATACTACCGAAATTATCTTCGATACTTCTGTTGATAGTTTCAGCAGTTGCTTTTACAAAATCAAATAAACCAGCCTGTGCTACCTCATTTTTAAACGCAAATACTTTATCGCCTATCATTGATAAAGTTCCGTCAAATGTTTTCGCTAGTTCATCTGTTGCTTTTCCAAATTCGCCATTAGGCCCAAATACTTCAAAAAACCTTTTTCTAGTTTCCTCGACACTTACTCTAGCACCCTCTTCGAAACCAAGTAATGCTCTTACGCCTTTTTCTCTAAATATATCTGCACTAGCGATACCACCAGCGAATGCTCTCTGTATTTGTTCTGCTGTGGTTTGAAAATCTAATCCTGTGACGGCTGCCACATTACCTACGATATCTAAATTTTTACCAAGTTCTTTAGCGTCTTTACTGATAACTGCTAGATTACCAGAAGCACCTTGTATTTCTTCTAATGTAAATGGAACTCTACCAGCAAACTTGATAAGTGTATCAAATGCTTTCGCACCCTCTCTAGCACTACCAAATAAAAACTTAAACCTTACGCCTAGTCTTTCAACTGATCTACCAACATCTATAAAAGATTTGACTGCAACTCCAGCACCTAAACCTACTAAAGCTGTTTGTAAACTAAATACAGATTTTTTTATATTGTTGATACCAGCCGTAGCTGTACGCATCGCTGCTCTTGTTTTATCTTTAGCGATTATATCTATATTTACTTTTTTGGTAGCCATTTACTTTTTCATCTTTGCAATACGTTCTTGCCTATCTCTCTCTTCTCTTTGAAGATCAAAATAAGCTAACCACATATTAAACTCATACACTGACATTTGCAACACTTCTGGCAATGTCCTATGGAGTTTTTCAGCTAATGCAAATATATTATGAAGTTCAGTTGAATTTTTTAGTTTTTTTTAGCGTCTTGGAAATCTACATTTCCTGTACCCATAATTTTTGTTGCAACTTCGGCAATGACATTTGTATCTGCTTTAGTTTTAAAAGATAAAATATGAGTAGCATTAAACATTTTATTTCCGTCTTTCGTTAATGCTTTTTCAATAATGACATCGATTAGCACGACAAGATCAGTATTTGTTGCGCCTTTAAATATTTTGGCCTTTTCCAGCATATTAAAAGGTTTGCAATAAATCGCTTTATCGCCTACTAACCCCCATTCAGGGACTTCAATTATTTGAGTTTCTAGAGTACCGAAATGATCTTTAATACCCTCAAAGTAATCAATCTTATTATCGGACATAAATCAGATTATACTGTGCCGATTGTAAGACCACCTGTACCTTGCAAAGAAACTGTTCTTGTTGTCACTCCGTCTAAGGTCACTCCAACAGACATTCCAGTCACAATACCTGTACCTGAAAATTTTCTGTCTCCTGAATCTGCACCCTCAGGCATAAATTCAAAACTTGCACTAGCACCTTGTACTAATGTTGTTTGACCAGAATCAGTCTCATCAAAATTCATATCAATAGTAGCAGTGAAAGTTCCTCTACCTACTAAAAATGATTTCATTGAGCTTCCTAACGCAGTATCCTCAACAACGTCGTGGGTTGTATCTACTGTGAAACCAGTCGCATTTCCTATAGCCGTTCCACCTACGTGTACAACTCCCTCTTTACCATGATGTGTTGCCATTGTTTACTCCTTCTTAGATTTGGTAATTTCTTTTATAATCTTTTCAGTTTCTTTTGCAACTGAAATTTTTTTATTATTCTCGATAACTTGATAACCTAACTTTGTGTAATGATCTACAAAATCTTTAGAAACAGAAATCATGCTATCGCCTTTTTTCATGTTAACGTCTTTTGCCATTATGCACTCCCTCTTGTGAATTCATACATTACACGCACAGTTATTCTAACTCCCCCATAAGGAAAAATAGTTCCCTCATCTGACGATGCTTCAATAATTTGTGTATCCAACGCATTTCCATTTCTAGTTATATCAGAATCAAGAGTTTCTTCAACAACTTCGATTATCTGATTTCTTACTGTATCTATGTTAGCTGTAGTACCTTTTCCGAAAGCTATGATAATAAAATCGATTGTGCCTCTGTAAGCACCTGATCCTGTGTCGCCTATTGCTGCTGGTTCTCTAGTTTCTTCGCCTGATTGTATAAAAGCTGCTGGAAATTGTGAGTCAGCTAACTCTTCTACCTCAAAAGGCTCTCTTGTAAGTTTCTTGAACTCTATAGGACTTGTCACAGCATCAAGTTTTGTGATTATATCACTAGCGATATTTTCTCTTTTACTCATATTCTAACCTGACTAAAATAAAATTTACTAAACTCATTTTTTAATTTGTCCTCTTCTCTATTACCTATCGAGAAAAAAGGCCTTACTGTTTTTCTTTTACCTACGCCTAAAGAGTCATGGCGAAAAGCTATTTTTTCTCTTTCTTTGTTTGTAAATAGTAACGTATTTCTAAAACCTCTTTGTCTAAAATCTAAACTACGAAACATCTTACCGGTATCTGTAAGATCAACAAAAGCAGTTTGTCGTCCTTTGTCTTGTCTTATCGCTTTTGATTTTTTTGTATAAGGAATGAAAGAGCCTCCGTCTGGTTTTTTACCTTTTTGTGTTCTTGTTGTAATCATGCCAATAGCCATATTCGATACACGATTTAAAGATTTTCTGATTGCCTTTGATTGTCTTCTTGAGATACCTGAAAGTAAATTATTGACTTCTAATGTGTTAACCCTAACTTTTAAGCCAATCATCTAACAAGTCTTAACATATGTAAAGGCTCTTTTTCACTATCAGATACTGTCCCCCCACCATCTTCATCGTACTCAACCCCATCCCTAAGAATTGCTTGAAATTCTTCCTCGTATCTGTCTCTGTAAAAATCGATTTGAACTTGGAAAGTGTCTTTGCCCTCGCCTGTATCTGGATCACGCCATTTAGTTAACTGAGGGTAAATATATTTCCACAATGCTAAATAAACTACTGATAACTCCCATTGTGACGGAGTTAATTTACTATTAGTCATTTCAACTGTAGTGACTTTTGTAATATCTTTATATCTTACTTGATGTCTGTATCTTTCCCACCATTCTTCACGAATACGTCTTAACACATCATTTTCTGCAAATTGTATTTGATCTACAAAGGTGGTTATACCAAATTCTAGAATGTCTGGTTGTATCTTCTGCAAATGTGTATTTTGCACACTAAAGACAGTAGAGGACATTATTTTTTAGTTTTCTTTTTTACAACTTTTTTAACAACTTTTTTAGCTTCCTTTACAGGTTCAGCTTTAGGAGTTTTGCCGTCGTGGAGTTTCCAACCACGCATATTGAATCTTTCAATATTGTTCTCGTAGTCGTGCTTATACCTCTCGATAACATCGCCTTTGTCATTAATCAGTTTTACTGTTTCAATACTCATAATTTTTTATATCAAATAAGGGGTGGATATACCACCCCTTAATAAGTTTATTTTAGTTAGCTAACGTGTCAGCTGTTAATTTAACTCCATAAGTATCGTGTAGTTCTCCTACGCCAAATACTGCCGTCGCTACAATTTCGTCGGCACGTAAACTTGCGTCACGCTGTGTCTCAATTTTTAGGTCTTGCATCATCGCTAAACCTAAAGCGTCTTGTGAGAAAACTCCACCAATAGAGTCGTCTGATCCGTCCACTGAAATGTTTGAAGTTTCAAAAATTTGAATACCAGCAACATTTCCTACGAAACCACTTCTCATAGCTTCGTTTGATAGTTCTGTATCTCTACCAACAAATGTATTAGTCAAAGATTTTTTGACATTAAAGATTTGTTTAGGGTGAAATACTCCGTAGTAGGGACCGGGTGCTTTATTAGTTTTTAGTTCAGCAGCACACTCGAATAAATCTTGTACTGTTAATTCTGAACCAGCACCGGGACCTTTCTCAGTTGAAAACCCTGAGAAAAGAGCAACTAGATCACTATCAATCTTTGTTGCTATACCCTCACCAAATAATCTACCAATGTCTGCAGCAACATTTCTTGATGCTGAGTTTCTTGCTAGGTCTGTGAGAGTTGTCATGACGCCTACCTCTGATGCAGTGATAGTCACTGAACTAGGGTTGACGGCTGTGTTTGAAAGGTCACTCGCTTCACTTACAGCTGACGCACTGACAGTGGAATAAATAGGTACTTCTACAGATTTACCACCACCAGAGATTGTGTAATTTCGGACAAGGCCTCGCATGATTGATTGTTCACTTGCGACGAACAATGCTTCAGCTACGATTTCGGTATATAGTTCCGATATCGTGCTACTTGTTGTTTCATTAGCCATTTTTTACTCCTTAATGGTTATTTGTTTAAAACAATCTTTGTTGGCTGGGAATCTCGCTTCTGTCTATACTTGCGATATGTTTCCCTATCCGTAGGATTATTCATATCTAAATCACTCAGATTAAAAGGTTTACTGAGTTCTGACCTATCCACATTCGACACTGAGCCACTACCACTAGATGTTGCAGTCACAAAGTGTGGGTTTTGTGTTAAAAACTCATTAACTAACTCGTCAGTAGTTAAAAGTTCCCCTTTACTGTTATATCGTGCAATACCATTTTTATCAAGTATTTCTACTTGTCCTGCTTCATTCAGTTTTAAATTATGTTTTAATAATTCAACAACTTGATCAGGATTGATTGCACGATTTTTAGAAGCTGATGAAAGAATAGCTTTGTTAATTTTTATATCTTTCAGTTCACTTTCTAAACTTGTGTACTTCTTGTTAAACTCTTCTGATTTTTCTTTTAAGATTTGTTCGAACTCGCCTTTTTGTATTTTGGTTTGTTCTTCTGCTTTCTTTTGATTTGCAACTGCTTCGATTGCAGTTTCTAAATCTTCTACATCTAATTTTTTATAAATTGATGCTCTTTCTTTTGCCAATCTTTGTTTGACAATGTTGTTTACGTCTTCCTCTGTAAATGAGTTTACTTTCGGTTGCTCAGTAGTTTGCTCCTCAACTTTTTCTTCAACCTTAGTTTCTGTAGTTTGTTCTACATTTTTTTCTTCAGCCATTTAATACTCCCTGTTATATATTCCATTCAGGACTTGTTGGTATCCATGTATGCCGACATCTGTACCCACCTCTAACGATGAATGGGTCTCCTGTAGATTTACCAGCCCATGATCTACTATTCCAAGTATCCCGAATTTCAGTTTCGGTTAATGTTTTGTTTACCATATTTCTGCAAAAAGGTCTAGAGTCACGGACTAATGTACCTGTATATCGGTAATGTGTTAGACCACTGTCTTTTGCTTTCTTTACTGTAAACTGTCCGTGAAACTGCATTACTGAATCATGTGCTATCTGACCAGCATATCTACTGCGTACTGTGTGTGTAATTTTCTTATAGCCTCTTCAACTTGTGTTTTCATTTTAGGATTAAATTTGTTTTCATTGACGAAATCAACTAACTCATTGATCTCAGCAACATTAGAGCTTTGATACACTCCGTTAATGTGTCCTCTGATATTAGAAACCATATCTTCGAATGGCCTACCAGCAATAATACTTTGATAAACTTCGTCATTAATAACTTTGATGAATCTTTCAGCAACATCTTCAAATCCAGCGAATGATTGATATTTCAGAGCGTTGATTGTTTGTAAATCTACTTCTGTTAAATTTTTAAATCTTGCTGGTATCGGAAACTCTCCGAATGTTTTTAATACTTCGTTTGCAATCTTGTTATAATCTTCATTGATTAACAAATCAGCTTCATCTAAAAAATTATTTTCTATTACTGCCCTTAACTTTGGCTGTAATTGTATTGCTAATCTAGTATCAACATCTAGTGTACCACCAGTCGCTTTTGTGACTTCTTTGATTACATCTTCTTCAAGACGATAGAGTGTATTGATTAATCTTTCTTCATGCTGATCTGCAAGTTTATCTAATATAGCACTCATTTGATCGAATTACGCCAAGAATACAAACTCCAAAAAGCTGGACTTAAATTTTTTTGGCCACGAACTTTTTTCAGTACTCCACCCATTCTTGCTACGAAACTTCTTTTTCTTGCTGGTATGTTAGACTTGATTGACATCGAGGGGTCTCCAAATCTAACCTTTTTAACATTTTGTGTTTTTTTATCACGAACATATACAGCAAACTTTCTTGATTGTCCCGGAGTTCTAAATGGTTTGTTAAGTTTTACTGTCTTGCCTTGATACTTTGCCATTATCTTTTTCTCTTTCTTTTTGCTTTTTTTGCAACTGATAGTGCTATTGCTACTGCTTGTTTCCTAGATTTACCAGAGCGCATTTCTGTTTTAATATTTTTGTTAATTGATTTTCTACTATACCCTTTTATTAAAGGCATTATTTTTTTCTTCTTTTTCTTCTAAGGTCTGTATCATGTTTTCTTGATCCTCTTAGAAAAGAATTGACACGTCCCATAGACCAAGCAGCCATTGGCACTCTTCTTGAACCAGCACTCAAAAACGCACCTTGTCCTCTACGATAAACTTTAGCTAAAGTTGCATATGTATATCTTTTTGACGCTTTCGCTTTTCGTCTTAGTGTTGCTTTAGTTGATTCTGATAAAGGTTTTCTTTTATATGCCATTATGCCTTTGTCCTTGCTCTTAACAAACTTCTAGGGATAACTCCACCTGATTTATAAATCGATGAAACTCTTTTGATAAGGTTTGCTCTTCTTGTTCTTCTACTACCTTTTAGGCCTGTCAAATATCTTTTGGGTAAACCTGAATCTTTGTCTTTAGGTACTTTTCTAACTCGCTTCTTCTTCTTGCGCATCTGGAGTTTGTCCCTCTATTTCAGTTGTTTGGAATTGGCCTCTG